AAATCCAAAATACTTCACGACCACGTTCCAACATGGCAATATCTGCTTTTTCTCCGGTGCCTAATTGTAAATGTACAGCAGAATCGACTTTTACACCTGTATTAACGTGTTCTCCTTTATCCCAAACATGAAGATCGAATACTACTTTCTCTGGATTATTTTCTTTAAACCACTCGTTAAGTTGATCAGCTTTAATCCGTTCTTGTTCAATACCACTTGCCTTAACCGTCTTTGACTTCAATAAATCGCCAAGTGAACGGTACAACTGTAAATATAACAACGCCGATCTCCAACCGGGAGTGCCGATTTTCAATCCTTGTGGCACATTAATCATTGATACCAACTTAGGACCAAACTTGAGTCTCAACTTTGTGTTTGAATTTGTAAAACTTAGATCAACGTTTTCAGGAATACCATACTCTTTACGTTTTTCTGGATTTGCCACCAATTCAACCATTTCGTCGTATGTCAAACCATTGGGTACGTGAACGTCGCCAGGGAAACGTTCTGATGGTTTATTGTAAGATAAACTTAGATCAACTTGCTTTAAATCGTCATCATTAAAATCGCCAGCACGTCTCAAAGGTCCAACCATGGTGTTGAACGATTTGATTTCATCATCTGTTAAATACTTGGAAGAACCAATTTTTGCGTCGGCTTCAACAATTTGTTGAACAGTTGTTGGTGAAAAATACTCACTATATCCACAGTTTTCAATAGCGGTTAATAACTTGTCAGTATCAACTTTGGAGATTCCACCATCCTCTACTAAGAGAGAATATTCAAGAAGGATATCATTTATGATCTTGGCTTTATTCATATCGACACAATAACTAATAAATATTGTGTCTATATTCCAAAAACAGTCTTTTTAAGAACTTACCGATTTCATCTCATGATAATTGGTTCCAAAATAACACTTCGTAGGAAATCCCTGATTTTCCATCAATTCTGTGATGGTCTTTATTATCTCTTTTCCTTCAGGCTTATACACATCATACAACACCGAATCATAAGTATACAATATCGGTTTGGTTTGTTTGTCCGCCAAATGCCGATTAACATCCATCAAACTCTTGATCGAATATTCAGTTTCAGACGCTTGAAGAATGTAATTGAACAACTTGTTTGGCGTTGCATCCTTCAAATGATTCGACGTAATCGGACGTTTGAAAATCGGTGTCTCAATGTAGTTGAAATCGTTGAAGAATTCCCACCTATGATTGATGTATTCCAAGATCTTCGTAAAATACGGAATTTTTACGTATTCTGGAGAAATTGTACCGTATAACTGCTGGAATGTCAGGGTCTTTGACCGTTTTACCTGATCTTCAGATGGATCTTCAGTTTTGAAGTAATATCGTGCCAAATACTCGTAAATATTGACCCCCTCCGGAAAGTTATATTTGATCAACTTACCAATAATGTGCGGATGATACGCACTATAATCCAACATCACCAACAACCCATCACTGCCAAACCTAGACACAAAACTCTTACGACATTCGTTTTCCTTGTTCAATGCAGAATAGTTGATTCCACCAAAACGATTGCTGGGTCTTCCAGTTGAAGTAAAAATGTTGTATTCAGTATAAACCTTGTTGTTTACCACCAAATGTTTCTTGTCTGGAAAGTGTTTTTTAAACTCTTCCATGTTAACCTGTAACCCATTAACTTCAATCTGTTGAAGAGTTTCAATGATTGACCCGTTCAGTTCAAAATACGAATCCTCATACGTTTTCTTGATATGTGGTTCCATATCCTCACACATATCATCAAATCTGGATATGTGATTGTTGCTTGGAATGATTTTGTTGCTCTCAATATGAGTAGTGTATTTGTTTTTGAAGAACGAATGAGCCGCTGTGTTATATTCATCTTGTTCGATGATCTCACCCGTTTCCATGAACATAACCAAACACAGATCATACAATTTATTGACGTTCAATTGATGAAGAACCTTGCGTTTAGAAAAACAAAAGATACGGTTCTTGAGTTTGTTTAAAAACTTGCTTACCATCGATTTTGTATAAAACACAGACGAATCATAAGTGTCAATATGAATTGTACACACACGATCCACACCAACAGCTTTGATCATCACCAAACACGGTTCAACTGAAGCAGGATGATGACTATCGGACAACGGCACCACATCAAGAATGATGTCTTTTAGGCCAATAACGTGTTTGATTTCATCCAAGGTCATTTGGATGTAACTATAGACTGTGACCTCCTATAAGTCAAATTATGATTGCCTAAACCCCAATAAATAATTTCCACCGATCTTCTGGGTCAATCCTGGCATATCTTTCTCAGCCAACTTGATTTGTTTTTGATTGTACTCAAAAGCACCTTCCTGAACCACTCTTCCATTTTTGACCTGATTTCTTTCAAATCCAGAAACTTGCCAACTAACACTGACTTTTTGGTAGATGTTTCCGGGTAGGTTTTTGAAGTTGTCACCTTCCACTTCCAAGACATCGTTGTCGTTGATCTTCTTTGCAAAAAATCGACGGGTGTAAGGAATAGAATAATCTACGTCTTTGTTAGAAAACAAATACGCACGTGGAAATACTGGAGGTATGTTGTCTCCTGCTAAACTGATATACTTGTCAAGATTAATCATGTTGAGATATTCAATCCTTTAGTTGGACGCATTCCAGCAGTAATTGTGGTTGTCCACATACCAGTGTTTTGTAGACTATGTTTTACGTCTTCTACCTGAAACAGAATGTCTTTATTATATGGTTCAGGTAAATTGTCAATACCAAACACTTGAAATGTCTTCATTCCTGCAATACCCGTCAATGTAATTTCGGCTTTAATTCCCGGTTGTGGAAATGAATTGATAGAAGAATTTTGCGGATCTTTGTCATTAACCAACAAAGTAAACAAATCTTTTTGCGTCAATACCAATTTTCGAATATATGTCTTTTCAGCGCCACCCTCTTTCTTCACCACACCCACAATAAATGCTCCTGATTTAACGTCACGTTCTTTTTGTATAGTCTCTTGACGTTTCTTGTCTTCTCTTTGACGTTCCAATTCAGTATTTTGTTTTGCTTTTAATACAGCCTCTTTGTCTTTTGGTGTCAAATAAGACTCATCATTTGTAAGTTTGAAAAATCTATCTCTGGTAACAAACCCAAACGGATTCTTCATAGGAACCGATGTTTGATTATCCTTTGGTGAATTATACAAAACCGTTGTAGCAACCTTATCACTTAGTTTGACACTGAAGTTTAAAGATTGTATGTTGTTTCTGCTTGCTCGATTTTTGAAAGAGTAAATATATGGACGGTTATTAGAGTTTAACTCTTGAAGACGTTTCAAGCTAAAAGACTCAGTATCAATGATGGACAACAATGAATTAGAAGGTCCATATTGAATCAAACTAAACTTCCACATTCCATTTACGGCTTCTGATAATTTATTCAGAACAAAGTTCAAAATGTCAGTCACAGTTTCAGACTTTTCAACTGCTTTGATAATCACATCCTTGTGAATATACAAGTTTTCCAACTTACCCAAATTATAGTCATATTGTTTTGCTGGAAATTCTACATCACCCGGATCTTTTCCAGAATATCTGATTCTGAAGTAATTAACAATCTCATTAAGATCCTGACGTGTTGTTGAATTAAACACTGATTGCAATGTTTTATCCGCTTCACTAATTGCCGCTGGATCTTTGCCATCTTTTTGCGTATCTGGAGTTGTATAGTTGGTAGACTTTCCACGATCTTCAACTGATGGAGAAATGTTTGGTGCTTGTGAATTTGGTATCAACAATATTTTTCCGTCGGTACTAATCAAATTTTTATGTCCACCAATCCACGATGATGAAATATCAATTTGGTTGAAGGTTGCACCAACCTTTGTTGCTTCGGCTGCGCAAAACTTGTTGATAATATCAACGAACAATCCCATCGTGATCCAAAAATCATCTGTGGCTCCAGAGTCAAAACTATACTTGGTCACATTATCAACTTTGGTGCGTGGATCATTTGAGGTATCAAGATTACGAGGAATGAATACTCTTGTTTCTGGCCCTGGCCATCCGGGTATTGGAAACAGTGAATCGTTGGAATTAAGTCCGGTCAACACTGTTTTTGGCAACGATTTAAAATCATTGGCAATATACTCTTTTAGAGGTTTGACTGGTTCTGGTTTTTTATTACCTTTGTTGTCGGCTGGCGATGTTGACGCAATAGCATTGCTTCGTGTTTGTACGCCACTGTAAATAAAGCTGTTGCTCTTGATTTCCGTTGTACAATCATACGATCCATCTGACTGTAATGAATAGTCAAATGACGTAACAATACCGCATGTCAATTCATAAGTACCTTTACCTTTTTCCACCAACAACTGTTGTTGAAGAGGATCGGTATAAATACCTAACAATCCAGTTCCTTCTGTTTTACGTGGATCATTTGGATCGCCACTTGGACCGGGAGTTTTATCATCAGCAGAATCTTTCATTTTTGCTGGTTGTCCAATATCGTTAAGATCCAACAAACACTCGGGGTTATAGTGATTCCATCCCCATTCAATAAACATTGAAACGCCCGGAGACATAAAATATGGAGTCATGTAATTCAAATGATCCTTTGAAAAACATTTCCACTTGATTGTCACCTGTCTATACATCGACTTTTGCATCACCGCATCAATGCTGATAATGCCTGGCGGAGGAACGTGTTTGTTAATGGCGTTACTATCTATTGTGTACTCATTGTCAATCTGGTGAGGTTGTCCAGCGGGTGTATAACCAATTACGGTTTGAGTCTTTGAATAGTCTTTTGGATTGACACCGTAGTCTCTGTAAAACCCAGTTGCACCAGCCATTATAAATCCGGATTTGGATCCATATCTTTCTTCACCAATTCCATTAGAACAAACACGAACCCAACAGCGCATTGGTCCTTTGTAAGTGTTCCAGTTACCATCGTCATCCCAACTAGCGATAGTGTTGGAAATGAAATTAACACCAACATCACGTTCACGTCGTTCTAACTCTTCACGAACATATTTGGGTATTGGCTGAATTTCAAATGGAGCTACAAATCTGGTTGCCATAACGGTTATGAATTGAGAGACTTATAATTGTTAAGTATGGTGCTCAAATTGGTTGGAACACGTAATTGTATTCCTGCCGGCACTGATAGTTTTCCTTTACCAATGTTATTTGCTTGAGCTAATACCCACCACAACGATGGATTCTTGTAATATTTAAACGCAAGATTATCCAAAGTATCAGTTTCGTTTGTCACTACATAAACGTCGGTAGGATCAACAGGAATAATTGGATACAATCGTGTTCCAAAATATCTCTTTCCATCCCATCTCTTTTTTATGTTGACGGTTGTGTCGTATCTCATATCAAATAATTATTGCTCTCTTTCGACATTTCGTGAACTAACAATCAATCCCTGAGAAAATTTATTGTTTGTACCAGCAATAAGTTCTGAGTTGGTTATGTCTCTTGGAGCATGTCCAAAGTTTGCCATACCAGTAACAGGACGTTCCTTGAACAATGGTGTCAAGTCAACTGATAGTTCAACCTCTCTTGGAAATTGTGCAACCTTACCCTTGGATCCAGTCCAAGTAATAATGTTGTTCAAATATGACCAATCTTGTTCAGCATTTTCATGAACTGTTTCCCATGCTGCCGACTCAGGAATAGTCAATCCAACACGGTTGATTAGTATTGGCTGTTCTTTATACATATCTCCCAACGTCAAAAGAACCAATGGAGGAACCGCAAACTGACTGGTACTATCGTCACTATCACTAGGAACAGATGTATAATTTGCAGGCATTGTCAATCCACACAAATAGTTGATTCGTTTCCACATTGGCAACAATTCTTTTACACTGTTGGCAATAACTTTGAAACTGAAACTCAATTGACGTGTAATACCATCATATGTGTACAACTTATCAGCACGACCAATATACTTGTAACTTGGCCATTCTGCTTGGAAACTATCATTTATTCCAAGCACAGATGCTCTAAATGGAATGTGTTTTTCATTTACAATGTCATAGAAATAAAACGCAATCAAATCATCATTGTATGGTTCATATGTATTCCATCCGGATATATCGGTTTCGTCCTCAATGCTTCTGTCTTTGTTTAATATTGTTAACCGATTCAAACCATCGCCTTTGTTTGAACCGGCCATCTTTTTACTACTACGTCTGTCATGTGTTAATCCGTCCAACAATTGTGTGTTGTCTTTGTAATTGTCTGTCAATTTTTTGTTGTCAACATTAACTTTTTTAAGTTTATTGAGACCAAACAAAGTCGTATCAGGACTTGTAAATACACGCGTGTCAGCATCAGCAAAAACAACCGAATAACCAGTGTTTTTGATTTTTTCTACCAATTTGTTCAGACTCTCCACGCGACGTGAATTGATTGGATCTTCTTTTTTGTTCTGAAGAGTTGCACTAATACGTTCATCAGGAGATCCTGCCAAATCAGTGGTTTCAGTGGCTAGGTTTTTTGATTTGCCGTCTTCTACCTTGGTCAAGATTTCAGCAAGAACTCCATTTGCGTTGTCGTTCAAAATGAAATTCTGACGATTCTTTGAATAAGTACCATCGACGGTGTACGCAGGTCTCGTTGGATCTGATCCACGTTCTGGAATTTGATCAATTGTCTTTAACTTAGCTGTATCCGGTGTATCAGTTAATCCAAGATTGGTGTAGATTTTCTTCTTGTTGTCAGTAATATCCTTGACAATACGATCATCTTGCTTTTGTTGAAGAGTTGCGTTGATTGGTTCTCCAATATCATTGACCGATGATGGTACGTTTAAGAATTTACCGTCTTGAAGGTTCTTCTTGAACTCAGACAACACACCATTTCCGCCTTCGTCTTTTCTATTCTTGGAATAGGTACCATCAACGTTGTATGCTGCACGTTTTTCGTCACCAGATCCTTGACGGGTTGGTATAGATGTAAATGGCTTTACTTCAAATACAGTGGGAACAGAGTCAAATCCATACTTTTTGTAAAATGCTTCTTGTGGTCTTAGAATAATTGGATCATCTGCGTTGGTCAAATCGACCGGTGCAACATCCATCTTAGTCTGAAACGTACTTGTCTTGTCGAGAAACTTTTTATAGTTCATCAACATGATAGAATGTTTGAAATTGCTAGCAGAATCTTTACGATATGCTTCAATACCAACAGATTTTCCGTATTTTTCAACGTTATCTACGTCTTTCTGTAGAGCAAATCCGGTAGATCCACCATTGATTGATGGTCCAGACACATCGGTGCCAGAAATCTTCTGTTCACTTCCATCAATAAACTTGATTTTTCTGTTTTGTGGTGCTTCATTTCCGTTTTTACGGATGTTTTTAGGTCCACCGTCAGAACTTCCAGCAATCCACAACTGTGTTAGTTGGATTTCG